CCGCCGCTTTGCGGTTATTATATCATGAAACCCCAGCCGGGTAAAGCGGCAGCTTGCACCAGCGGGCCCGGCGTGGTATGATGTTGCCCGGAACCCAATTTAATGTGTTTGTAATTCATTAGAAAAAGAAACCTAGTAATTGCAATGGTTACAGGATTTTTTGTATCTAGTATGTAGCTAGTTCGTAACTTTCGGTGTAAATATGTGCAAATAGCAAAACGATGAAAAAGTTCAAAAATAGAGGGCGGAGGCTATTGCCCCCGCCCCTTGTTTAGCCCCTCACGATGTACTCATAGTAGCGGGCCAGCTTGTCCTCCGGTGCGTCCTTATCACACAGGAACGATTTTGCCATGTCGGCGTAGAAATCAATCTTATCACCGACACCGTGCTTCTTGGCTACTTTAACATAGTCTGAGTAAATCATGTTGAGAGCCACCCAAAATTGTGCTGGATCACACTCAATCCCGTGCTGGGCCATGACCTGCTTGGCCTGCTCCAGCGTCCAGTGAGCGCCGCGAGTGCCGTCCTCGTTCTGCATCTGGCTTGTCCACTCTTTGGCGATCTCAACAGAAAATACTTGGGAGGAAGATGCCGAATGCTTGCTTTGCGAGTCATCCTCATCCCACTGACACATTGCGTTATAGGCCCCATTGTAGGACGCTAGCTTTTCTGCTACCTGATCATCCATAGGTTTTGCTCTATACTCTACAATCTTCATGGTCAGCCAATCTTTGGCATTCTCGCGGCCAGGAAGGGCCTGCGCCAGCACGTCGCTGGTAATCATAGCCTAGCCCCCTTTAGGCGTTTTCAAGTTGCCCCATGCAGCGGCGGATGGCTTCGCGCTCACGCTCACTGCCAGCCTGGTCCATCAGCATTTCCATCTGCTCCATCATGGCCTCTTTGGCATCATGTCGGCTATATCCGCCCATGCGCCCGTCACGGCTATAACCACCGCGCCCATCTCTGGAGTAATGGCCCCGGACGTAGTGCTTGCCACGGTTTGCATAGCTGGAGCCACGGCCATAAGAACCACCCTCATAGTCTCCAGCCTCAGAGTAGCCGCCGTCCTCCTCCAGTGCACAGATTTTGTCGATATTCTTAATGGTGTCAGTGAGCTTGTGGGCCAGCTCCAGGTCGCCCGCACCCAGTTCACCCTTCCGGGCCAGCTCTTCCAGCTCCATCTCGAATTTTTCTTTCAGCTCGTATAGTGCTTTCATGCTATCCTCTCCTTTCACGCCTCACGGCTGACGATAATGTTGGCGTTAACGACTTCGACGGGCTGGGCGGAAATATTCCGAACGGAAATAACTGCCCCGTCTCTCGTCGCAAACACCTTTGCGGGGATAAATACATTAAAGAAATCCCCGGCAGCAGTTGGCGTCACCGTACCAACCGAGGCGGGTAGCGGCTCACCATCAATGGAAATGGCGAGGGAGATCGCGCCAGCAGTACCGCCGGCAGGTACAGCGATGTTAGCCCCAAACATCACCAGATACTTTGCAGTCCTCTGGCAACTGCGGGCACAAGGGCCGCTCAGACGAATGACGCCTGCGCCCTCTCTGTGCGTGATGCAGCCGTTGTTGCAAGTGTCCGGGGTCTCGTTGTAGACCACTGGCTGGTTGGGCTGTACGACCTGCAAATTGGCATTGGTAAACTCAGCCATAAAATCAGTCCTTTCTAAAGTGGTCGGAATCGACCAGTTTAAACCTATCAATTTCGATAGGGAAAGCGGCGAGGCTGTTGCCCCGCCGCTGTTGTCAGTATCGGCACGGGGCCGAACATCCAAGGAATCCTCGGAAGTTGATGTATTTGGTTTTAGCAGCCGCAGTTATTGTAGCCGCAGCAGCCGGTATAGGGGTTGGGCACCTGGTAGGCAGGCACGGGCATGGGGTTGATGCGGCGGATCAACTCGGCGGTCTGGGCTTCCTGATTCGCGGTAATAAAAGCATTCTGGGCCGCCTGAGAAGCCTGGAACTTCAGGCTCTGGTTTTCGGCCGTCAGAGTAGCAATCTTATCCTGAGTCAGGAAGTCCAGGATTGCCCGGGAGTTGGCGTTGGCGTTGTCGATGATGTCCCGAGTGGTGTTCTGGATGGTGTTCTGCGTAGCGCAGGCGGTGGTGGCAAGGTCGTACCGCACCCCCTGAATCGCCTCCCGGGTGTCGCAGCAGCAGGAGGCCAACTGAGCGCCCAAGGCATTGAAGCCCGCCTGAGTCTGGTAGCCCAGGTTACACACTGCGGTGTCCACACCGTGGAATCCGCTGGTCACGGCGTCCCGGATGGAGGTCTGACCGTTCTGCAGGCCGTTCAGGGCAAAGCCCTCGTTGATATCAGCGCGGGTAGCGTACCCCTGGAAGCCGGGGCCGTTCACACCGTTCCCACCGCCGAAGCCGCCATAGCCGCCCCAGCCGCCGAACAGGCCGAAGATAAGGAACAGGATGATCCAACTGGACCAATCGCCGCCCCAGCCGAAACCGCCGTTACCGCCCTGATAGGCGGGCTGAACCGGCATCGTCATAACGGTGCCGCCGTCAGAAGAAAGACTCATGTAAATTCTCCTTTGTTTTTATTTTCAAAACCCGGCCGGGATTTTGATCACTTGCCGAACATTCCACGCATCCCGTCAAACATGCCCGACATCTGCTGGGCCTGCTGCTGGACGTGGTTTAATTGTTCCTGCGAGATTTTTCCGCTTGAGACCATTTCATTGATGATAGCATTGGGGTCTTTGCCCTTCATTTGCTGCATGAACTGTTGAAACTGCTGCATCATGTTGGGGCGGCCACCGCCGCCCATGACTCCGAAAAAGGGATTCATTCTGCATCCTCCTTCGCGTTCTTCTTTGCAGTCGTTTTTGGAGCTGCCAGCGCGTCCACACGGGCCGCCAGGGCCTCCAGATCGGCCTTTGTGGCAAACTCCACGCCCTGTGGGGCTTGCGCCGTTCTGGCCCCGCTGGTGCGCTCTACGAGGTCATAGACCTTAATGGACGGTTTCCCGCTGGCATCCGCCTGCTTGAGATAGATGGTGGGTGAGTTGCTGTCCCAAAGCGCCACGGCGCTGTTAGGGGCCACCAGATAGGCCATTGCCTCCGCCTCACCGCTCACCCATACCATGCTCTGGCCGCTGGCCTGCGCCTGCTGGGGCTGTGCCTGCGGCATCTGCTGGGGCATGGGCTGAAACTGTGCCCCACGGAGCTGTGCAAGCTGATCCGGCATGGGCGGCTGGTAATATTGCGGCTGCTGGTATCCATAGTAAGGGTAGCTCATGGGTTACGCCTCCTTGTGCCAGTAGTAGAGCGGTATTTCCCCGCCGCTGTCCCAGGTATCGATCCAATCTCCGTTTTGTACGCACACCACATGCCCGGACAGGGCCAGAATATAGGTGCCTTCTGGGTGCTCCGCGGCAAAGTCAGCCACCGTGTAGCAGTCCGGGCAGGAGTTGGGTATCATGTCCCGGTCAAAGCAACGGCTGCGCAGGTAGGCTCCCCACACATGGTTGGCCGACGGCATATCCCGCATCATGTAGCCCTGGATGGCGACGCCCACATAGGTCTCCTCCCAGCTCTGTGCGAGGGCCTTTGCAATCGCCCGAATGGTGCAGTCTCCCACGTTGCGTCCGTCTGGATTCTCATTGTGCTGTATGTATGCCATATTTTTCCTCCAGGCTGGCTACATAGTCCTCCAGCCCCTCGTCATCTCCCTGTGCCATGTACCACATCGCTGTTTTGGCGGCACAATCACGGGACATGCCAGCGGCTACCATTCTCTCGATTAGAGTCATATCCAACACGTCCTTGTCCATAAAATAAGGAGTCCGTGAGGAGGGCGGCGACGTGTACCAACCCTGTATCCTCACGTCCTCCATGTCTATATTGTCGCATAAAATAACCCCGGCTGGGTTCGGTTCCAGTCGGGGTTATGTACGTCTTATGTACGGATTGTGTATAGCTTGGTTGCAACGTCGGACACGCGGGGCAAGATGTTCTTGATGTGGTCGCCTACCGTTGCCCTACGCCATCCAATCTCTGCCGCAATATCCATCTGCGGCCATTTCTCGATAATGTACCGGCGGGCTATCAACTCATCGTCTCGATACAACGCGGCCTCTTTGATGGCCGTTTCAAGCTCAGAGCGCAAGAGTTCGGCTAACTCTTGTGGTAGCTTCACTCTTGCGCTCATTTAGTCACGTCCTTTCGCCCTCCGGCGGCTCTGTGGGCAGCTTCTTCATGGCCTCCACCAGCTTTGCCGCCATCCCATTCCCACCCAACTCCTTGTAGGCACTGTACATGTCCAGCACGTTCTCCATCCCATAAATCGGGATATAACGTTGTTCGGAGTAGTGGTTGTACTCGGCAATGATTTCGCGCCTTAGCAGGGCCTGTACCCCATTCATAAGGGCATCGCTCTTCTGGTTGTCAGATTTGATGCGCTTTCTTTCGCGGGCGGCGACCGCCTCGATAATCGCCACCAAGACCACAGCCGCGCCGGAAATCAGTGGGCCTACCCACTCCATGGGCATCAGCCCTCCTTAGTCAACTGCTTATAGACCTGATTGATACCAGTGGCCGCGAGGCCGCTCACAATCCCAACGGCAGCGGCAGTAAGATAATCGCTGGCCGGGAACTCGGGCATAATAAACATGCCGAGAATACCCAGCGCCGCGCCAAATACGCCGCAGATGATGGGAATCCACTTATTGTCCAGTCCAGTGGCCTTGACCACCTGGCCGACCAGAAAGCAGATCACAGTGATGACCGCTACTCCGGTAATACCCAAAGAAGAAATGTCCATGATATGTACCTCCATCAAATCAGATTCAACCGATCCAGCACGACGGCCAGCTCCTGCCGGGTCATATTATCGCGAGGCCGGGTGCCGTCCAGTACGCCCTTGTCCTTGGTCTTTTCCCACGCCTCAGTGGCCCAAACGTCCGGGGTGTCCTCCGCGTTGTCCTCTCCCGGTTCGGCTTGCCACGCCACGTCCAGGAACTCACAGATGCCCTTTGCGGTGGCCTCGGCCAGTTTGTCCCGGTACTTGGTATCTTTGAGATACTCCACGTCGGTCTTATTGGTATGGAAGCCGTACTCAATCAGGCAAGCGGAGGCGTCAGTCTTGGCGAGCACGGTCAATTCGATGTTGTGTTTGATAGGCTCACTTCTCAAAGCCACCCCGGCGGCGTGGAACGCGTTGACCAGCTTGGAGGCCAGCACATTGCGCTGTGCCGTCATGGGCCCGGCGCTGGTGTAGATTTCAAGCCCAGATCCGCTCGACCATCCTTTCCCCTGTCCAGCATTGGTGTGGATGCTCACAAAGCAATCCGGCTTTGCCTTGTTGCTGATGTTGGCCCGCTCCGTCAGGCTGGGGTAATTGTCCGCGGTCTTGGTGAGCACCACGCCCACCCCCTTGGCCTCCAGCAGCGGCTTGACACGCTGGGCCATGTCCCAGGTAAACTCCCACTCTTTGTAGGTGCCGTCCGGGGATCCGTTGACATTGCCCGGCCCGTGTCCGGGGTCGAGGCATACAGTATGCTTGCTCATAGGCTTGTCCTCCTCTTCCGGCGGTGTCTGCTCCGCCTGCTTGAGATACACGCAAATCCAGTTGTGCACCTTGCGGCTAGCGGTGATGCGCTCTCCGCCAAAGTCACACTGGCTGGAGCCGCCCCCATCCAGCATAACGGCAGAGGCCCAGCCCAGCCCGGCCAACTCGTCCCGCAGAGTTTCCGGCGTGGCTGCGTCTCCGGTCCCATCGCCAGAGCAATAGAGGGCCAGACTGCCACCACGCAGGCCAATGGCGCTGCGGCCCCTCTTGCCTCCCTGGGCCGAGCCGTAGGAGGGCTTATCCACTGGCTTGCCGGAGGTAATGAGGGCGGTCACCGCGATAAAGTTGGCCGCTCCCCCGTACTCGGAGGTCATGTGGATGTCGGGGCCCTTGTCCCAGGCGTAGCCCATCGCTCTCCAGGGCGTGCCGGAGCGCATTACCCCGCCCACCTTGAGCAGCGGGCAGGCCGAGCCGTCTGGGTTCCACATGCCGCCATTGAGCACGTAATGGGCCTTTGTTTCAGCCTTGACCTGAGAGAGCGTCTTGCGGCAGTTGGTGACTCTCAGCTCAATCCGCTCCACGGACGAGAGCGGGATGTATGTAATGAGCTTACTCATGGTCGCCTACACCCCCCCTCTAGTAAAACATCTTCGTCTGGCATTATAAAATAGAGGTCTGTCACTGTCGGTGGAACTCTGGTCAGTGCTGCCGGAGACCTTCCGTTCGCAGTCGGTATTCCAATCCCGGTTTCAGCTCCATAAACGGCCCATCCGACATCGGAGGAAATCCCGAAATAAATGTATTCACCCGGTTGCGCTTCAAGGTCATAGGTTCCCCCTTCGTAAAGCGTTTGTCCATCAATGGTGATGCTATAGACCCCATCGGTTACAGTCACACCTACTGTGTGTGTGGATGCAACCGGAATCTCCCCCACCATCTCCGCCATTCTGCGAAATGTGGTGCCTTCTGGTACCTCCACGCCCTTGGCCGTGAGGTTGGCCTTTAGGGTGTCCTTTGTAGCGCTGAGATAGGCCAGCTTGTCCGCGGTCGTACTCATCAAACCACCTCCCCGTTGATTGCATCCAGCGCGGCGTTGATGTCTCCAATGGAGGCCAGCGCCGCGTTAAACTCCTGTTCGCTGCCGATGTAGCCCCCGTCAACCGCCGCCTGATAGGCGCTCTTGCCGGGCAATCCATCCTTGCCCGGTGCGCCGTCCTTGCCCGGCATTCCAACACCGGCAACTTTTTTGCCGTTTACAACGATAGCCATGTGCTACACCTCCACCCATTGCCACATATCCGGGGTATCCGGGGCCCACGTGCAGGGAATCATGTCCCCGCCCTCCGTCACCTTGTAGACCTTGCCGTTGTAGCTGTAGTGCTTGCCCGCATGACAGTCCATGCCGTACACCCACGGGATGGGATCGTCCTCTGTGCCCGCGTGCTCACGGTCAATGGGCCGGTAGATGGCGAGCATACCGTCGTCGTGCGGTGGCATCTCCGCCTGTGGCGTTACCGCCTGCACCACCCGGTAGAGCTGGCCGCCGTCGTTGAGGATGCGGCCCGCAGGTAATTCCTCTCCGGCCTCCAGCGCCGCTTCCCACGTGGGAAACAGGTCGGGCATGTCCAGGGCGTAGGTGTCCGGGATGGCCGCGCTGGTGGCCGCATAGGCCCGCATAGCGGCGGCGTACTGCGGCGTGAGGTCGGGCGGCTGGGGCTCCGGCTCCGGCTCCGGGGGCCGCTCGGTGGGGGTGATGCCCACCAGCTTGTCCCCCTCAATCTGGAGGTCACACCAGCCATAGGTCGCCCAAACAGCGGCCTCCAGGTGGACGGGCACCTCTATGTAGCCGGGGAGCCAGCAGGCGCGCCGCCCGCTCTGGCTCTGGATCGGATGCTGGCAGGTTTCCAGCGGGTCAATTTGGATAATGGTCATAGGTGGCCCCCCCTTTCAGCCGATGGCAAGGTAATAATATTTGCATCTTCTGTCGTTTCTCTGAGCGTTTGCATGACCAGTAGCATACCACGTTATAGTCTTACCATCTGATGACTTCTTTGCATAACTGCCGGAAGGGTCACCAAAGCCTCTATACTGCTTAAACTGTGTCGTTAAAGCTCCTGTGTATATAGAATAGTAATTATCAGAGGTGACCCGCTGCCCTAAATTACTGGAGAAAAAACCATTATCGAGCGTTTCTTGCCAACCAATAATAAGCAACTTGGGGGCAAAGTCAAACGTCAGTGATGTCGGGTTACTGCTCCCCCATCCGGTTCCACTGTTATAATCCCCCGTCCCCACATAGCTCCCCGTGGCAACCCTTGCCCCCGCGTGCTCGTCCACATACTGCTTGTTGGCGGCGTGGTTTTCGCTGGTCGGCAGCCCGCTTAAAGTGAGCGGACCCGTCATTGTCCCGCCAGTCAAAGGCAGATACTCGCCTCCGCCCTTCCCCGCCAGCTCGTCTATGGCCTCTTGTACGTTGGTAGCCTCCAGGCCGCTACCCATGTTGCTGTAGCCCACCTGTTCGGCGGAGAGGTCGCCGCCCTCTCCGTCTTCGGTTACTTCGATGGTGTACGGCCCTTCGCCAAGGCTCTCCCCCATCTGCATCGTGCCGCCGCCGGGGATTGAGAGCCAGGGCGCAGCCGTGGCGATAGCGGCTAACTGGGCGGCGTACTGCTCCAGTGTGGTGCCCTCCGGTGGTTCTATGCCCATAGCCTGTAGTGACGCTGCGATACTTGCCTTAGCGGCGGACAACCGGTCGATTTCGCCCTGAATACTCATACCACGCCTCCCGTCAAATGGCCGCCAGGGCCTCCTCAATGTCGCCCGTCAGGCTCACCGAGCCCCCGGTGGTGTAACCAGCAGGAACGGCAAAGGAGGTTGTGGTCAAGCCATCAATCTCGCCGGAGACCGCCCCATTGTTTGCCATTGAGCCAGTGACCTTCGCGCCTTTTGCGTAAGCTGTCTTGCCATTAAGGATATCCCCGGCAACCGCTGTGCCGTCAGAGGTGTCCACATAAGCCTCCGGGATGGCCGCCACTTCAACGGACGTGAGTACCTTGCCGTCTGTAGGCTCTACCGTTTGGACAGACTTGTTGGGCGTAACACTCTTCGTCTCCGGGGTGATCTGCACCTTTCCTGTTCCGCTGTGATAGCCCTTCGGAATGGTGTAAGACAGTTTTTCCGGGGTCAGTGTTTCAGTTGCCGCCCCGTTGTTTGGCATAGTACCTGTGGTGGTCTTGCCTGCCTTGTCTACAAACACCTTGCCAGTCAATACGTCAGCGGCGG